CACATAAATTGCTAGGCAGTTCCCGGCCGAACGCCGCTAAGCGCGCAACGCAAGCCTTAACAATCATAATTTCCCGCGTAGGAAGCCAGTGTTGAATATGCGGCGTAGCGCGGCAAATGTCGCTTATAGCAAGCAAATGATCAACCGATTGCAAATCGCCGCTATCGTGCCAGCGGTGCCAGCCGGTTCCGCTATGGTTCAAGAGCGTAACCATCGCATCAACCCATTGCGGGTCAGTAATTGACGCTAAGCGCCGTTCCTGAGCCGTTTGAACGCTAGGGTATAGGTAATTGCCTTTGAGCGCATAGCACCCATGGCAAACTGACCCCTCGACCTTCGCAAGCTTAGCTCCCACATGGCAGGCCTTCGCGGGCAAGCCGTAGCTAGTCCCTGGCATTTTCGAGGGTTTGCCTAAGCCTCCCCCTGTTATGCGCTTTGCTTCACCTATTTGCATGTTAGTAACCCTTTGCTATTGAACACCATTTGGCATCCATGCAGGCGCACGTATCCCTTGTGTGGTCATGCGCCTAACTAGATGTCACCTTGCGCTATAGGAACCCTAAGAACTTGTCGTTTTCGTCGTAAACCATAATGGTCCACGTTTTCCCGCCCATGGTCCCCTTGCTCTCGACCGTATTATATGACCAGTCTGGGTCATCGCGTTTCAATTGCTCGACTACGTTCCTAACGTGTTCCTCGTTAGTGAATATGGAGTATGTTTCGTTGCCTTTAGTGACTTGCATTTGGATTGCTCCGTGTTTCGGTATGAACACCTTACGCCAATGGGATTAGATGTCAAACGGTATTTAATCACAAAAGGAATTATCTTTGTAACAATTCGTGACTTGCCATTAGATGCCATTAGGGATACATTAGTAAGCGTCAATGATGACACATAGGGAATTGAGACCATGACCACACAAAACAAAGACACATTGGCCGCGAAGATTGCCGCTTTGCTCGCCAAGGCTAACTCAAGCGAGTTTGAAGCGGAACGTGACGCATTCATGGCGAAAGCTGATCAGCTGATGCGCGACTATCAGATAAGCATGGCCGACGTGAACAATGCGCGCGATGGTGACCCGCTTGGCCTCGAAATACACGAGGGCGGAACTAGCCGCGCTTGGAAACATCCTTTAGGCGTGCAAGTGGCTAAGTATTACGGTTGCCAGTATGTGAGCCGTAGGGGCGCGCCAAAGTTCACCTATACGCTTGTGGGGCGCGAGAGCAATCGGGTGACGGCCAAACTTATGTTTGAGTATCTAATTGATACCATTATGAAAGCTAGCCGCGAGCAATACAAAGATGAAAGGGCGCGCAATGTGTCACGCGAGAGCAAGGGCGCGATGCTGGCCGAACGCTTGAGGGAATTAAACAAAAGTAAGCCACTAGAACACATTGGCGCGTGTCTTGTACCACTAGACGAGGCAAGCGCATACATGCGTGAGCATATGAAACTGCGCGCAGTACGCTCGCGAAGCCTAAGCGCAAATGTGGCGGATAGGCAATGGGCGCAAGGCGTGGGATTGAACATGCAAGCCGGTAGCTCACGCAAACAATTGTTGCTTGGTTGATTGAATACCACTTGACACTAGAGTGCGCTTGGCTTATGTTAAGTCATCGTCAAGATGACGCTTGGTGCACTAACACACACACACACGGAGTTGAGACAATGAGCACACAAACACTGCGGCGGGCGAACTATGATGCCCCAAAGGATACACAAGCCATGCGCTTGCATCGGCTTACCATGAGTGAATTGCGTGGCCTATATGCTCACTACTTTGGTTTTGACCAGAGAACAATGGCTTACGCAATGAACCGCCACGAACTCGTTAGGGTTCTCGCGCCTGAACTTGATGCTGAGCGCTACGCTTGAAATAATTATGGTGGCGTGAAGAATACCACTTGACATCTAACGCGACTAGGCTTACATTAGTTACACGTTGGGACGAGGGAGAGCCAAACGAGGCTGGGACCCGGACGTTGTAGCTAATAAGTCACACAAGCGGCGCTAGACGCTGCCATGATAGGAATGATGACAATGACACATGATACATTAGTGGCGCGTGAAGACACGCTTGAGCGTGACGTGCTAGCCGTGGCTATTGAGAACATGGAAGATGCGCTTGCACATTGTGAACGCCTCGAGGAACATGGCGAGCAACCAAGCGAGAGCGACGAGAGATATTTGTGTCATGCGCGCGCTGATCTAGCGAACGCAAGGCTTGCCAAATTGCACCATTGGATTAACGTAGCGGCCGCGCAAAGTGTCGATGAGCTAGCTAAAGCACAATGGGAACTCAAGGCTTACTATCGGTAAACCTACCGAATATGGCGCTATATTACAAAAGAAACGTGTAGTATAAATTGGCTCTGCATGTTGCAATAATGTAACACATAGGTCAACCATGCTGACCATCTATACTACACGATGAACATGTGGAATACAAATAGGATACATGATCCTACGCAACCGCAATGATAACAATGTGTTACGCTAGAGCGTAGCGAATATAACGTAGCACTAGGGGGGCGATAGGGTCCCTCGCAGGTCCCAGAAATGCTAGAGTTTCCTAGGGGGACCCGGTTCAAAATTTGCCACCTAAAGGCCGCGTTGTTGTTCATCTTTGGTGTGGGTTTTTCTACCGGTTATTTTCTACCCACTTGGGTCCCATAGGGCGACCGGCGGGTCCCATCCTCCCATTAGTCTACCATTTTAGTGTACTATTATTACACAAAGTGTGCCTGTAGGTATCATATGCCCGTAGGTCTATATATATCAACACGTTATCGTCAGTATGGCTCTCCAGGTTGTTCTTCTTGATATAGATGCCCCCCGAGACACACAGATGGGGGCCGATTGTGCCTCCTAGTGGGCACCAATACACTAGGACGTTTTCCATATGCCTTTAGAATCCGCAGCCTATATTGCTGACCTCAATCCCGCCTATCCGACCACTGGTGATTCAGCCGGTGTCGGTGATGACCACATCAGGATGATCAAGCAGGTCCTCCAGAACACATTCCCGAACATTGGTGACAATCCGGTCACCTCTACGGCACTCCAGTTGAACACTAGCCTCCCGGCCGGAATCATAGTTGATTGGTATGGGAGTTCCTTGAGTATCCCTGCGGGCTGGGCTCTGTGCAACGGGTCCACTTATGCTCTAGCTGATGGCTCAGGGAACATTGTGTCTCCGAACCTCATCGACAGGGTTCGTATAGGCGCTGGGAACCTCTATACTCAAGGGTCCACTGGTGGTGCCGTTAGTGCCACCCCAGGTATCACTTGTTCTCCCTTTACGATTACCAAGGGGAACCTTCCGAACTATGCGCTGACGGTCACTGACCCTGGGCATAACCATACACTTACGGACCCTGGGCACTCCCATACGTATAATAACACCACCGCAGGTATCGCTGCGTCTCCTGGTGGTAACTCTACGTCACACAGCGCTGGTAACGCACTAACGACCACTGAGTTCACCGGCATCACCATTGCCTCGACGACCACTGGTGTCACAGTGAACTCTGGGGGCTCGGGTACCGCTATTACCGTTGCGGCCACATGCGCCACCTTCGGTACCATTACGCCCTATCTCGCCCTTTACCCAATCATCAAGCTCTAAGCTTGACGCGCCTCGTGCGCCCCCTGTCTTGCGAGGCAGGGGATAAACCTCTCACTCTTAGGAGACCACTCATGGTCGATGTACCCGTTACGACCCCAGTGGTCGTCCCTAGTTCCACTACGGTCCTTATGACCCCCACGCCTACTCCAGCCGCACCTGTGGTTGCGCCTAAGGTATCCATTGCGGTCCCAGCGTTCCTCGTTGCGTTCGTCACATTCTTCTCAGGGCTCGTTAGCTCCGGGGTTACGGCTGTGGCCGGTGGGGCTGCTAGCCTCGTTACGGTCAAGCGTGTGGTTATCATTGGTGTGGTCCTCGGTGGCCTCTATGGTGGCCATTTGCTCCTGAAGTCGGAGCGTGTCTCGAGCATCACTCGGGAGTTCACTCAGGTCTCTCAGGAACTCAGGGGCATCGGCGAGAAGCTCGATGTCACAAATGAGAAGCTCGGTGAGATCGAGGAGTTGACCGCTAGGTTCGCTCGGGTCCCGGTGCCGGAAGCTAAGGTGGACTTTACGCCTGCTCCCGTGAAACATTGGTTCGTTAAGAAACCCAAGGCGTCCCAATAATGTCTAGGGCTAAAGGAACAAACCTTCGTAAGCGTGGAGAGAACCCCAGAGCTTTAGGTATTAATCCAAGAGCCTTAGGAATTGACATCGTTACGCTTAGAGACAGTGGCCTATTAGAGGCCTTGAAGCTTAAGCAAATCAAAACTGAAATCGTACTGTCCAACCAGTCATAGTTGGTGCTCAACACATCGGCCCTTTAGTGGGCAGTCGGCTACCGTGAGGGAACTCAGGGGGGCGGTAGTTCGATGGTGTGTTGGGTAAGGGGGACCTATTCGATATACATTATGTGTCCGAATGTGCTCACTGCTACCAAGGTGTAACAATAGGTACACTTAAGCCTACTTTAGTTATCATTCTTATCATATCCCTTAAGGTACTCTAAGTGTACTCTTAGCTACATTATGTATCTTAAGAGTCCTAAAGCTACTCTAAGCCTTCTAATGATTATAATCATATTATCATTGATGTGTTCCCGAAGGCCACGTTGTGGGCTCGATACGAACACTTGCAAGAACACGTATCGTAACACAACGCACTCCTAGAGGACCATAGATGCCCATAGTTCCAATCCGTGACATCGGGTCCCTCGGCGTCAACACGGACATCGACGCCTACAGTTTGCCTACCCAAGCCTTCTCCAGTGGCTTCAATGCCCGCTTCGAGAACAAGATCATCACTAGAGGACCTATCAGCAAGACTGCCGGTGTCCTCGTGAACAACACGTCACCCAAGTATGCCATCAGCTACGCACAGTTAGCAGGGACCACCAAGTTCTTCCTGTGTAACCTCGATGGCACAGTGACCGATTGGTCTGTCAGCGGCTACTCAGGGGTTTCCTCTGAGGTCAACATTAGCATCCCAGGGTACACCCCTGTCACCACCACTTCGCCATTCACTGGCACCCAGATCAATGACCTAGTGTATCTCAATCGCCCCGATAGGGTTCCGTGGTACATCGCGAAGACCGGTGGCACTCAGTTTCAAGCGCTTCCCGTGTGGGACTCCACATGGCGCTGTCAGGCCTTCAGGAGTGTCGCTGGTGTCCTAGTGGCCATCAATGTCACCAAGGGAGCCACCTCGTACCCTACGATGGTCAAGACCTCAGACTACATGACCTTTGGCTCCTATCCGGGCACATGGACAGCTGATCCGACGAATAGTGCCACTGAGAACATAATCCCGGACCTCAAGGAACCCCTGATTGATGGGTGTGTTCTTAGAGACCGAATGATCCTCTACACGAACAACGAGACGTGGCTCATGCAGCCTACGTTCGACACCTTTGTGTTCTCGTATAGCAAGCTATTCACGAATGCTGGCATCGTCAACCAGAATTGTGTTACCGAGAGAAACAACACGCACTACGTGTTTGGTATGGATGACCTATGGCTCCATGATGGCTTCCAAAGGAAGACCATAGCCACTGGTATGATCCGTAACTTCGTCTTCCAGAACCTCGTGCGTAACCAGAGTTCCCAATGTTTCGTAGCGCATCACCCCAGGCTTAATGAAATCCTCTTTTGTTACCCATCGAGTGATTCCTATTGCAACTTCCCGGTCGGAGGTGCTGTAGGCTACCCTGGGTGCAATCGAGCTGCCGTCTACAATTACTTCTCGGGCCTGTGGTACTTCTACGACCTTCCCTATGTGACATTCGCCACCTTAGGCAACGCGGTCGCTGGAGCTACATGGGCTGACTTATCTGGTACCACATGGTCAAGCTTAGATGCCTCATGGTCAACCTTGGGTGACTCCGCGCCACTAACGCTCCTCACGTTGGGCCTTGGTGGCTCAGGTGCCTTCGGGACACTACAGCCAGCTGTGCGTACCTTTGATATTCCAAACAGCCCCTACTCCCTAGGCAACACTGACCTCATTGCGAGTGCTCCGGTGTACCTAGAGAACCAAGGGCTCGATTTTGATAATCTAGGTGTGAACCTCACGCAATACAAGGTCATCAAGACTGTATATCCAGAGGCTCGCTTCGATAGTGGCTCACAGCCCCTCATATTTAGCTTCGGGTCCACTGACTACGCCAATGCTCCACCACCGGCCTATGGTACCCCCATGAGCTATGATGGCTACACGAACTATAAGCTCGACTATTTGTGTGCCGGTAGGTATCTATCCATCAAAATTACATACAATGATGTGAAGAACTTCAGCCTCAATGGGTTCGACTTCGACGTACTCGTGACAGGTAGTCGCTAATGACAGCTAAGCAGATAATTCCATATCGGAAGGCTCAGGTTCCCACATTGGACGCCAAGCTTTCCGATGACGAGCGCCTCTACTACGATCAACAGCTGAGTAACATTCAGAAGACCCTTACGTCCATTCAGAATGCCGTTGCGCAACTCCAGCTGGCCGTTACGACGGCTTCTGCCTTCCCAATAGTGCTACCATGAGTGACACAGACTATCCAATCGAGCATCCTCGAAAGCTTCTTGTGTCTACTCCAGACTTTGATTGCTCCACAAATGTAATCGAGTTGGGGCCTGCCGAACCTATGACGTTTGGTCACATAGATGTATATTATTGGGCACCAAGTGTCCGAAAAGACCTATTACGCCGATGGGCTGAAGTCCGCCCTCTGTTGCCATCTATTGTGTTTACGATGGGACAGAACCCAGGACCTAAGTTCCACAAATTTGTAAGCCTCCTAGGCTTTAGACCACTCAATGACGCCCCATGTACTGATGGTAACGTGCGAACGATTTATGCACACTTCAGATAGGAGGGCTCGTAAGGACCGATAATATGGGCTCCGGTAGCTCCACACAGCAGCAGCAACAAGGTACTCAAGTCCAGACTTCTTCTCCGTGGAGCGTACAGACCCCCTACCTCAAGTCTGCCTTCGCTGACGCACAGAACCAATACAATCAGAACATGGCCCAAGGTCCCTACTCAGGGAACTATGTGGCTCCGACGAACCAAAACGAATACAACGCGGCAAACAATCAGTATGCCACCGCGATGGGCTCGTCTACTGACGCTAACAATGGCGTTATGGGCACCGGATCAAGCCTAATCCCAGGAGGCCTTCAGTCTACGTATGGTGCCGCCAACGGTCTCAACAACTTCAGTAACAGTGACCAGACCGGCAATAACATCAATAGTGCCCAAAGGTATGCCAGCGGCTTCAATGTCCCTGGGCAGGTTCAAGGGGCGATGCAGCAGGGCCTCCAGACGGCGGCTGATAGCACCCTCCCCTCACTATATCGTGGTGCGGCTGCTGGTGGCAACATCAACTCTGACCGTACAGCGGTCTCTGATGGTGTGGTTCGTCAAGGCCTCGCGCAGCAAGCGGCTGGACTCACGGCTTCCTTGAACAACTCGAACTACCAGAATGGCCTCGGTCAGGCCTCTAATGACAACGCTCAGAAGCTCCAAGGCTTGAGTCAGCTTGGCTCCCTCGGGTCCAACATGACCCAGCAAGGCACGAATGATCTGAGCACCGGAATTAACAACCAGGGCTCGATTAACAACCAAGCGAACGCTGGTTCACAAGGTACTCAGGCGCTCGATCAGAGCAACTTGAATAACACTATGGATCAGTACAACGGCAACCAGAACTTCGGTTGGAGCCAGCTACAGAACCTCATGGGTATCGTCGGTGGCAAGAGTTGGGGTGGAACGACAGTAGGTAACACTTCCAGCAACTCAACTACACAACAGGACCCTAGCCTCATGAGTTCCATTGGTTCCCTCCTCGGAGCCGCTGGATCGGCTGGGAAGCTCGTCAGCCCTAAGGGATAACTCATGTCGCTATTTGATCTATTCTCAGGCCTAATGAGTAACCCAACGGCTCCGACCGACAATACGTTACTCCAGGCCCAACTCCAAGACTACCTTGGCACCCAGCCAACCCCCGACCAGCTTAGCGTTGCGGACACTCATGGTGTCCCTGCGGCCCTCAAGCTATACGAGGGTGACCCTGCGGCCAAGGTCTCCAGTATCCTCCCTGCCAACGAAGTGAAGGCAGCCGGGTTTGATCCCAATGGTACCGTAGGGGAATACATTCAGCACCATCAAGACATGGCGCAGGATATGGCTCAGGATGCCCCACAGCAGCCACAGCAGCCCCAACAGGCTCCTCAGGCTACCAGTGTGCCAACTCCCCCTCCAAGGCCGTCTGACGCCTCCCTAGGGGCTCCTAGCACCTACCAGCCTCCCCAGGCTCCTCAGGCTGCTCCTAGCACCTACCAAGCCCAGGACCCGGCCACAACTCCCCCGGCCCCAGCTGCGAATGCTCCCTACAGCACATATGCTGCCACGGTGCGCCAGATTGAGTCCGGTGGGAATGATCAGGCCGTAAGCCCGACAGGGGCTAGTGGCCGCTATCAGTTCACCAAGGGAACTTGGGATCAGTATGGCACAGGTAGCCGGATGGACCCAAATGCCCAAGAAGCTGCCATGCAGTCTCTTACGGCAGACGATAGCGCCAAACTCACCAAGGCCCTCGGAAGGCCACCCACGGATGCCGAGTTGTACCTCGCGCACCAACAAGGTGCCGGTGGTGCCATCAAGCTCCTCTCGAACCCTGACAAGACCCCGACAGAATTGGGGCTAGGAAATAACGTCAAGGTGAACGGTGGTGACCCTAACGCTCCTGCGGCTGACTTCGTGTCCCAATGGAATGACAAGTGGGCTCAGTATTCCAAGGGGGGCGCTGCTGGTGCTCCTCAGGTAGCCGGTGGTGACCCTAGTAACACTCCAGATGCCACAGGTACCATTCCGTCAACGTCAGGCTCCACGCCAGACGCTAACCCATCGATGTACGCCAAGCTCGCCACGTTCCTAAATGGTGACTCCTCGAAGAACACCAAGGGCGGCGGTTTTGCTGATGGTCTCATCGGTGTTGGTTCGGCACTCATGGCCCGTGATAACCCGACCGGCTCTGCGGCCCTCAAAGGCTTAATGGCTAAGGATGGTTCCAAGCAACAATACATTGGCATGAACCAGGATGGCACAGCTATTCGTGTGTTCGACCCGGACACTGGTGAAATCACTAGCAAGCCAATTGATGGCGGCTTCACGGTAGGTAAGAACGGCCAGAAGATTTCCTCGGCCCAAGCAACTCAGGATGCTACGGACCTCAAGAAGAACCCTGCGACCGAACAAGAGCAAGCGATAGCGAAGCAAATTGCTGCCTATCAGACACCTATGCCCGCCGCCTATAGCTCCAGGTCTCCTGAGGCTGTTCGTATGAGAGGCATCTTAGCTACGCAGTACCCTGACTTCCAAGCGCAGAATTATCAAACTGCTCAGAAGATGATGCAGGATGCTACCTCTGGCAAGCTCGGTGTCGCTAACAATGCACTTGAGACCGCCACAGGCCACTTGGATGACCTTAGTTCAGCGGCTGATGCCTTAGGTAATGGTAACATCAGTATGCTGAACACCATTGCGAACAAGTATGGTCTCGCAACAGGCTCAACTCCACAAGCTGTGTTCAACACAATCCGCCAAGGTCTCTCGGACGAAATGATGAAGACCTATAGAGGCGGTGGTGCTCCGAGTGAGAAGGAAGCCGCTGAGTTCCAGAAGCTGATGGACCCAAGTATGGCTCCTCAACAGCTTAAGGCATCAGTCGGCACATTCGCTGAAATGCTTCAGTCCAAAGTGGATGCCAACGATAGGCAATACTCACGAGGTGTTGGTAAGGCACGAGCCGCCGACAACCCTCTGTTTGATACCGATAGGCAAGCCATCCTCGACCGCCTTCAGGATAAGGGACAAGATGCTGAGGATACTCCTAGAGTATCACAAGCTGCCTCTCAGCCTCAAGGTGGTATGACTACCGTACAGAATGCCTCAGACTACGCCAATATCCCCAAAGGTACTCAATATGTGGGACCTGATGGAAAGATAAGGACCAAACAGTAATGGACAACCCACAGGACGCCCCGTGGCTCAATGACCCTATAGCGAGCGCACAGGACGCCCCGTGGCTCAATGACCCTGAGGTATCACAAGCCTCGCCTGATACCGAAGCCAACAAAGGTATTGTTGAGAAAGCCCTCGATGCTCTCCGCTATGGTGCCCAACAGGACGCAAGCGGTATCTCTAAGACCCTTGGGGGACCACAAGCCCCCTTGGGTGCCTCTGACTACACACCGGCAAGCCAAGGACTACACGACACTTCCAAAGGCTACATGGACCGCGCAAGTTACCTCCCGCGCGCTATCCTCGAGGGAGCACCCCAAGGTGTTCAACATGCCCTCGCTGGGGCCGCTTCAGGTGCCTTAGGTGGTGCTATGGGTGGGCCTGTCGGAGCTACACTAGGTGGCCTCGCGGGCGCAGCTGGCTCCTATGGTCTAAGCAACTATGGTCAGGACCTCGAAGATGCCTCTAAAGCAGCTGGAGAAGACCCTAATGCCCCTAGCACCTGGACGAAAGCCAAGGTCATCGCAAGCCAATTGGCTGGAGGTGCCCTCAGTAGACTTGGGCTCACAAGCGGCCTGGGGACGGCTGAGAAGGCCATTGGTGCTGAAGCAATCCCCGCAGTCGCCAGTGCCATCACCAAGTCGGCCGCTGAGAACGCGGCTCTCGCTGGCGCTCAAACGATACAGCACTCTGGCCTCATTAACGGTCAGCTACCGACTGTTGACTCAGTAGCCACAGACGCCCTCACAGGTGGTGCTATTGGTGCAGGCCTGAGGACCTTAAAGGCTCCAGGCGAACTAGCGCAGGCTTACAAGTTCTCTGACTTCGGCCCTGAGTTCGCTCCGGTTGCCGACCGCTTCGACGGGAAAGACACTAGCACCCCAGCGACTTCATTCGAGGCCGTTAAGTCTGTCGAGCGTGACCTCCAGAACGAGATCAAGACACAATCAGATACAGCGGCCCACATATCGTCCCTAGAGAAACAACCCGGCTATGATAGTGATATACGTCAAGCACTAGACAGTGTTAGAGGCAAGCTTCGCGCTGGTGAAGTTGTAGACCCTCAGAACATCTCTGACATCAAGGATCAATTAGGTGGCTTCCGCCAAGGCGCTGATCTAACGCAATCACTGACTGACTACAACAATCTCAATCGTATGAAAGAGATTGGCAACTTCAACCCAGGCACCAAGTCGTTCGCTGGAGGTATCGCTGAGGCTCCTGGAGCCAAAGGTATCCTCACACCACACTTGGGTGTCATTCCGGTTGGTGGTGGTGCTATCGCTGCTCACACACTACTCGGCATTGGTGGAATGGGACACATTGGCGCTGGCGTATTAGGTATCCCTGCGCTTCAATATGGCCTCAGGTCGGCCACTAGGGGCGTCGATAGCCTCCTAGGTAATCGCAATCCGCTCCCTGAGTTCACTAGCCGTATGGCCAGTGATTCACCTTCAGCACAGCCTGGATCATCGCTACCTAACTTCCGTGATGAACTTGTGAAGGCTAAAGCTGCCGCTAAGGCACAAGCTCAAGTATCCAAACAGCAATCCTCTGAGGCACCACAAGCTCCTGCGGCTCCTCCTGAGCATATTGTGGCTCAAAGGGCTCTAGCGAAAGCTGCTCCCATAGAGCCTACACCGCCGCCCACTCCGCAACCAACTGATCCAGCCACATTCAAAGTTACTCGTGGAGAGCAGACTGTAACTCGGCCCCTCGAAGGGACACGCAATCAACCGGCAGTAGCCTCAAAGATTGGTGCAGCCTTAGAGGCTCGCGCAGCCGCAGTCAGTGCCGCTCACAAAGCCTTGGCGTTTGCTGATGCTCCAGCCAAGGACCACGAGGTACTCGATGAGCTTCACTCTCAACTCAATCATGGGTCCGGGATGGGCTCAAAGTCCACCGCTCGCGCGGAGATTGATAGTGCTATTCACCGCATATCACCGGCTCATAGGGCTCTCGCTAAGGCCGCGTTGCGTCGGCATCACCTACTCGCTTTTCATAAGGAGGCCTAATGTACTGGCTCCTGATCATTCCCACACTATTCTCCTTAGCAGCGCTAGGGGAAATCAAGAGACTTAAGGACAAACATATGGCTCATATTACCGATGTCGCAGCGGCCCTCGCGGACCTAAGGACGACTTTCGAGAAGCAACTTGCGGACGTTAAGGCGCAGACTGCGGCTACTTCTACTGCCACCGCCACTGCGGCTGCTACGTCCACCTGGGCTGCGGCTCTCGATGGTATTGTTACTGAGATTGCGGCCCTCAAAGCTGAAGTTGTCGCCGCTGATCCGGTTGTTCCCGCACCGGCTCCTGCCGCGTAACACTTGCAATACCTTACACACTTGGGGGACGGTGGCATTGTTAGCTACGACCCTGGGGCCTTAGATCAGCCAGTAAGCCTGTTGGCCCAACGCACGTCTAAGGCCCCCCGCCTGGGGCAAGTCCGCAACATAAGGCGCAAAAGGCGCGGCCATCTCCCGAGTGGCGATGCCAATCCCCACACCCTGATGTGCAATGAGGTACCAGGGTACGCTGAGTGGTTCGGACGCCGCCAGCGTGACAAGAACAAATATGGTAGCACACACTCCATTAGGAACACTGGGCGTTGTCAAAAGCTAAAGATGTCCAATGGTAAAACCATGACTAGACGTGTGTGGCTCAACCGAACAAAGAAAGCAAAAATTATGGCAGCTAAAGACCTCGAGAACATCAAGAGGGAAATACCTACGCTTGATGCGATGGCCCAAGAGGCACTCCTCGGGACTTTAGAGGTCCTACGTGGACCTACAAGCCAAAAAGACAAGTTGTCCGCTGCTAGTCTCATCCTGTCGTACACGATGTCCAAGCCAGAAGCTAAGACCAAAGTGACTATCAGTCAGGCCGAAGAATGGCTCAAGACAATCGAACACGACGACATGGAGGAGCTTGGTGGACCCGAAAGCGATACGTAAGAAACTTTACGACGACTATAGGTTCTACGCCAAGTCCAGCATCAAGATACGTACTAAGACCGGCGAACTGAAGCCCCTGGCGCTGAATGCTCCACAAACAAAGCTACACAAAGCCATTGAGAATATGCGCGCCACAAAAGGCAACGTGCGCGTCATCATCTTGAAGGCTCGTCAGCAGGGCTTCAGTACATACGTACACGGTCGTCTCTATTGGAAACTGAGTCAACGCAGGGCTCGTAAAGGAATGGTTGTGGCCCATGTGGCAGACAGCTCACGCGCTCTGTGGGATATGTATAAGCGAACACACAACGCAACCGTTGAGCTACTTAAGCCTGCTACTTCTTATTCCAGTCGTCGCGAGCTTGTCTTTAGTGAGCTTGATACAGGTCTTATGGTGGCTACCGCAGGCTCTGACACAGTGGCCCGTGGTGAGACCCTTACAGACGTTCATCTATCAGAGGTCGCCTTCTGGCCAAAGATCAGCGCCGCCGACAACCTATCAGGCCTTCTAAAGGCCGTCCCAAACACCCCCGACACTGACGTGTACATTGAGTCCACAGCCAACGGCATGTCAGGACCATTCTACGAAATGTGGCGCGGGGCAGTCGAGGGCACCAATGGGTTCATCCCGTTCTTTAGCCCTTGGTTTGACAGCCCTGAGTATGTCGCTGAGGTACCTGCGAACTTTGAGAAAACCTACGAGGAGCAAGACCTCGTTGCACTCTATGGGCTTACCGACGAACAGCTTATGTTCCGTAGGATCGAAATAGCCAAGTCAGGAACCGAACAGTTCTGGCAGGAATACCCTAGTAATGCCGACGAGGCCTTCATTGCCTCAGGGCGTCCGGTGTTTAATCCTGAACAGTTACACACGATGTTAAAGGTTTCAACACAGCCTCTATATCGGATGGCCCATGAAGGCCAATCATTCGCTAAGCACCCTAGGGGTGAGCTATCAGTATGGCGCGAGCTTGAATTAGGAGGAGAGTATTATGTGGGAGCTGACGTTGCCATGGGTTTACGAGATGGCGACTACTCCGTTGCACAAGTACTCGACGGACAGAAAAGACTTGTTGCGTCGTGGCATGGACATGTACACCCGGACTATTTTTCAGATGTACTGTATGCCCTTGGAATGTATTTTAATGAGGCCCGTATCATTGTCGAGAACAATAACCACGGCATCCTCACCGCAGTCAGACTCGGACGAGACCTAGCGTATCCAAACTGTTACACCGAGATTGCTGAAGGTCAACTCAATGACCGTGAGACAATCACCATCGGCTTCAGAACCACGGAAAAATCCAAGCCACTTGTCATTGATCGCCTTAGAGCATCCATGCGTGAGAACGAAATGGACATCGAGGACGAAGGTACCCTCAAGGAAATGCTTAGCTACATCGTGACCGAAACGGGACGTATGCAGGCTGAGGAGGGCAACCACGACGACCGTGTGATGGCTCTCGCACTAGCTAACCACATCCACATTGGGCGCTTCACGCCAATCCGCGTCACCGATGACTTTTACGTTGAAGCGATATGACACAGGCTGAATATAATAAATCACCTAAGGGCAAGTCTCGTGCATCAAAGTATGCGCAGACCCCAAAGGGTAAGGCCGCTGCGAGGCGCAAACACCTGAAGCGTGTGTATGATATAACACCTGAATATTGGGACCTATTGTTCAACGCACAGAATGGAATGTGTGCCGGATGTGGTACTACAGAACCTGGAGGGCACCATAATACCTTCCATGTTGATCACAACCACGATACCGAAGAAGTCAGAGGACTTCTATGTGGGGCATGTAACATGGCTCTTGGTCTTCTAAACGACGACCCAAAGGTCCTACAAAATCTCGTAGCATATCATCACACACCTACGTCCAAAAGGCTTGCCGCGATGCATGCCATGTGACACTCAATGGAACATGATACATGGCAAATAAGACATTAAATGATGAGGAGGTTGGCACCCTCGTTGATAATAAGATCAAGCAGGCACAAAGTTGGTACGGGAGTAAGCTGAGTACTGAGCGCGAGCGTGTAACTAGATACTTCAATGGTGAGTACCCCAAGCGCCAAGGCCCAGGCAGTAGCTCATATGTGAGCCCTGAAGTCTACAACAGCGTAGAGGCCATGAAGGCCCAGCTGCTCGAGACATTCGCTGGCGGAAAGGACATCGTTCGCTTTGATCCAACCAGCCCACAAGACGTTGAGCCCGCACGCATTGCCACTGAGTACACCAAGTACAATGTGTTCTCTCAGAACGATGGTTATGAAATCATCGGCTCCGCAATCCACGATGGTCTAACAGCCCGCGTGGGTGTCGCTAAGGTATGGTGGGAAGACTGCGAAGACTGTGTGGATCATGAGTTCCAAGGCCTCGATGAGGACTCGGTACATGGTCTAGCTGCTCAGGATGAAATCTCTGACCTCAACGCTACACAGGACCCCGACGGTTCCTATAGTGGTAAACTGACCCGTAAGACGAAGGGTGGTCAGGTACGCATCAAAATTATCAACCCTGAGGACCTCGCTGTTGAACCTCAGACCCCTAAGATGTCGAAGAAATACTTCGTCGTCCATAGGGAACTGAAGCAGCAAGGTGACCTTATTAAGGAAGGTTACCCTAGGAAGCTTATTGAGCAATGTAATGCTGATAGTGACCTAGACCTAAACTCAAGCCCTGAGATGCTCGCGAGATTTCAACAGATCGACAGCGGCTTCCGCACGAACTCGAATGACACTGAAGACGACACACGCTGGCTTGTAGTAAACGAGGCATATGTCGAGTGTTCTCGTGATGGCGACCAGTACCCGAAGCTATACAAAGTGCTCCGCTGTGGCAACGTCACACTGGACATTGATGAGGTTGATGACCACCCGTTCATAGCGTGGGCTCCCATCCCCATCCCACACAGCTTCTATGGTGACAACTTCGCGGCTAGAGTCATCCCTATCCAGAACATTCGCTCTGTGCTCGTTCGCGCTATTGTGGATCACACAAGCATCACAGTGAACCCAAGGTTCCAGGTGCTCAAGGGTGGTCTCACGAACCCCAAGGAGCTTCTCGACAACCGCCTAGGTGGTATCGTCAACGTGACGCGCCCTGATGCCGTTACGCCCATTCAGTATGCCAATTTGAACCCCTTCGTCTTCCAGACGCTCGGGCTCTTGCAGCAACAGAATGAGGAGACCACTGGTATCTCCAGCCTCTCACAGGGCTTGAATAAGGATGCGGTTAGCAACCAGAACTCACAAGGCATGGTCAATGATTTGGTGAACATGAGCCAGACCCGTCAGAAGGTCATCGCTCGCAACTTCGCCAACCAGTTCATCATCCCACTGTGGCTCAAGGTCTACGCCTTAATCATCGCTAAAGAGGACAAGCAAAGTATCATTGAGGTAGCTGGTAATTGGCAACCTGTCGATCCTCGTCAATGGGGTGAGCGCAAGAGAGCCTCGTGCTCAGTTCACCTTGGGTATGGCGAGATGGATCGTGAGGCAGACAAGCTGGCTGCGGCCGGTGCCATGATGGCTCAAGACCCACAACTCGGCACAATGTTCCAAGCCAAGGGCCGCTACAAGATGGCCTCAGATGTCCTCAATATGCGCGGCATCAAGAACATCGCTGACTACCTTACGCCTCCAGACCAAATACCGCCTCCGCAGCCTGACCCGATGAAGGTCCAGGAGATGCAAATCGAACAGCAGAAGGCTCAAGCCCTCACCATGCAGGCACAATCTGCCGATGAGAAGGTCAAGATGCACGGAGCTATCGAGGAGATGAAGGCGAAACTACAGCAAATCCAGCAGCAATTTAAGGACCAATTAGCGTCTCGTGATGCCGACCGCAAGGATGCTGACATTCGCAACAAGATAGACATTTCGCAACGTGAGATGACCATAGCCGAAGCGGCACCTATGGGTACCGAGACGGTCATGATCAGCCCTAAGTAACCTAAAAGGAAACAAGTGACCCAGGAGGACATCCTCAAAATGGGTATCCGTGCTGGTGAGGTGCTCTCAAGTGACATCATGCTGTTCGTCGAGGACATGCAAAGTAGAATACTTGAGGCCCTCTCCAACACACAACCCCACGAAACGAAGACCAGGGAGAGCCTCTATTTTCAATATAGGGGCATGAAAGACTTGGTTGACGGTCTCCATCAATATGTAAGGGCCGCAGAGGCCATAGCTAAAGCCAAAGACATCGCCGAGAGTGACGAAGGCGAAACAGAGGAAACAGACATTGGATATTGAAGATTTCGACGACGAAGATAGTGGCGTTGAGGCCCTCCTGAAAGCGGCAGGTATCGAAGAAGACAAGAAGAAACTAGCTGCTCCTGAGCCTGAGGACAATGAGGATACTGGGACTGACGAACCCCAAGAGGGTGACGAGCAGGCTCCTGAAGACGAAACTGAAGGCGACGATAACGAAGCCGAAGGTGACGAAGAGGAAACTTCCAGCAAGAAAGTTGTCATTGATCCTGAGGCTGATGCCTATGTGACGATCAATGGTAAGGAGATTAAAGTATCCGAGTTGGCGGCTGTGTTCGGCAAGGATGCTGAGCTTACCACTCGTACCGCCGAAATTGATACCATCAAACAAGCTACCGAAGACAAAGCCACGAAGTATGTGGCCGGTCTCGAAGCAATGCTCCAACGTGCCACTGCGCGCGCTGAGCCCTACGCGAAGATCAATTTCCTCGCGCTATCCAAGGACCCGAACGTCTCCGCTGAGGAGCTGACGGCCTTACACAACGAAGCCCAGAGGGCTTTCGCTGACGTAGAGTATCTCAAGACAAGCCTTGATGGCACCGTCAACGAGATACACACCGCTCGCCACAATGAGCTGGTGAAGCAGGGCCAAGAGGCCTGGAAAGCTCTGGCTGATCCCGAGAAGGGCATCAAGGGCTGGAATGAAGACAAGTACAAGGAAGTCTCGGCGTTCGCTATTAGCCAAGGTATCGACAAGCGTGTGATTGATCAGCTTGTGGACCCCAATGCAATCAAGCTGCTCCACATGGCTATGCTCTATCAAAAGGGCCAAGCCGCAAAAAGTGTCACTAATAAAATTGATAAGACCCCTAAGAAAATTCTTAAGGGTTCACAGGAAACGGTGACACAAAAAGCCCGCCCAAAACCCGGTGACAAGGCTTTCCAGAAGCTTAAGCAAACGGGATCAGATGACGACGCCGTTGAGGCCTTGCTGGCCCGTATGGCTGTTGAGTAAATACGTACCTATTGACATCTATATTCGTAAGTGTTATGTGTGCCTAATGATATTTAGTACAGGAGGGTCATATGTCACTTACGAAATCTGAGATTAATATGCGGTATCGCAAGAAGCATCCTGATAGGGATAAGGCTTCTAAGGACTCTTGGGTGGCGAAAAATCCCGACTATAATAAAGAGTATCAAAAAGAGTATCGCAAGAAAAACCCTAATGCGGTCAATGAGTGGCGCAAGGACAACAGAATGTCGGCCCGCGAAGCTCATTTGAAAAACAAGTTTGGCATAACACATTTTGAATTTGAATTCCTTAAGGAGTTCCAAGGAGGTGTGTGTGCTATATGTAAGACACCTACAGATAAAACACTTCACGTAGACCATGACCACGCGACGAGTAAGGTCAGAGGATTGCTGTGTAGTAACTGTAACAGAGGCATAGGACACCTAAAGGAAAACGTAGTGTTCTTAGCTGAAGCAATTAAATATTTAGAAAATAATAAGGATTTCAATTAGTTATGGCAGCTTTCACCTCTTACGATGTCGTGGGTTAACCTCTTTTAGGCTCACGTAAAATCTCTCTAATTCGGTGGACACCCCTAGTGGACAATACCGAGCGAAGCTTCCCTTTGGGGTTGAACGTGTAACGACTAAGTGTAGGGCCAAGTGGCTCGAAACGGGAGACCGGCGCAAGCCGTGAAGATATAGTCTGGCCCCTATGGTAACATAGGGCTGCTTAATAGCGGCCGTAGTTTAACGACCTACGGTGAACACATCGAAAAAAGAAGACATCAGTGATGTCATCAGCAACATCAGCCCCACGAAGACCCCCTTCACGTCCGCGACCAGCGACGAGAAGATCCACAATACGCTGTTCCAGTGGCAGGAAGATTCCCTCGCTGCGGTGAACCTCTCGAACGCTCAGGTTGATGGCTTCGACGCTTCGGAAACCGCTCCGGTCGCGACTGTCATGCGCTCGAACTACACGCAGATTCTCTCGAAGACCATCAAGATTGCTGAGACCACGGACGCGGTGACGCGCTATGGCCGCGCCAAGGAAACGGCGTATCAGATCATGAAGGCCTCGAAGGAAGTCAAGCGCGACCTTGAAGGCATCATGCTCAACGGTCAGTCTTCGGCTGCTGGCTCGACGGGTGCCGCTCGTAACATGGCGTCCTTCCAGGCCATGTGTAGCCCGGCGTTCATCCACACGGGTGGCTCCTCGACTGCCATGACGGAAGCCCAGCTCCTGACGGCTCTCCAGACCCTCTATACGAACGGTGTGGACCCGGACATCCTCATGATCCCCCCGGCGGAAAGCACGGCCATTGCTGGCTATGCGTCGGCGGCTGGTCGCTATCGTACCATCCCGACCGAAGACAGGTCGGCTTCGCAGAAGATTGTCAACGTGGTTGACCTCTATGTGTCGCCGTTCGGTGAAGTTAAGGTGGTCCTGAACCGCTTCCAGCTTGCCACCGACTACCTGATCTTCGAGACCGCGATGTGGAAGCAGCAAGTGCTTCGCCCGTGGAGCCGTGAGACGCTCGCGAAGGTTGGCGACTCGACCCGCCAGATGATTGTCGGCGAGTTCAGCTTGAAGCATAAGAACTTCGCTGCGTCGATGTACGTCCGTAAGGTTGCGTAATTTCGCACCACTAGGCTCCTGAGGTAACACTCAGGGGTCACCCTTGTTCAATTACATACCTTAAGGCATATACATATGGCTATTCCCATTCTTCGCGTCGTCAATGCTTACGTTGGTGACGCTGGCTCCGGTGGTACTCCCGGTTCCGCTACTATTTCCGGCACGACCGGCACTGGCCGCGTGGCTACTTTCACTGGCACCATCAATGCGGCCGGTCAGCTTACGGCTATCGTGCCGGTTGATCCAGGCGCATACTCTGTCGGCCCGACGCTTCCCCAGGCTGAGCCGGTCACTGGTGGCTCCTTGGTGGGCGCCACGGTCATCCTCACGATGTCTGCCTTCGATGGCTTCACTCTCCCGAGCTACACGGTAGCGACCCTCCCGGCTGCTTCGGCCGCTCTCAAGGGTTCGTGGGCTATGGTCACGGATCATGCGGCAACCCCGGTCTACAATGCGACTGCGGCGGGTTCCGGTACGCTGGCTTGTCCGGTGTTCTGTGATGGAACCAACTGGGTCAATCGCTAATACAAAAGGCCCCTGGGGACGCCTGGGGGCCACATACACATCAGGTACATATGACACAACTCATTGATCCTACCTACAAGCTTCACGAAGGCGACAGTGAACACCGCAAGCTGGTGATCCAACGCAATCAGGAAATCCCCGATGACTTCCTTGATATGTGTAGAGCCGAGCGCCTCGCCAGTACACACGCACCCATTGGCAACTTCATGAAGGTCGCCTCGATCCCTACAGTGATAGTCGAGAAGTGGCTACGTGAGGGCTTCGACATCAATAAGGAACCCGTGAAGGCTACCGTAGCGCGCCTACGTGCTGAGGACCTCTCAGCGTTCCTTACGACTACCCGACGTGTCTAACGTCACTGAGAGAATTTAAATGGCTCAAACCGCCGTACCAGCAGCCCCTACGACCGTGGGCTCACAGACGAAAGAAATAGGGTCCCCCGGCCCCGGCTCGAAGACGGCGGTGACCGGTAAGGACACTCCAGGTTCCACAACAAAGGTTGTGACGAGCGCCGTGGGTAGCCAAACATCCCTACTTCAGTTCCCGTAAGATAATCCAATGTCACAAACATCCATAGAAATGACTTCCGTAGGTTCTCAAACCTATGAGATTGGTACACTAGGACCGGGAAGCAAAGTACGAAGAACGGGAACACCGGGGGCCACCACACCAACCTTCACAAGCACCGTGGGTTCCCAAACCTCATTCAATGTGGTGATCACCGGTCCCTCAAACTCAGCCTTAGTGGCGATAGGAATACTATAATATGTCTAACGCAACTACGGTTACCTACACAGACCCCGTAGCCGGAAACGTCACTGTCAGTACTCTTGATACAGTGATGACCAACAAGCAGCCTACTAAGGCCGCTTCTGGGGACTTCGTTGATGGTGCTATTATCACCATCGGTGCCCTAGCCGACGTGGCCTATGCTGGATCAGGAAACGCCTCGCTAGTCTCTATCCTAAAAGGAATATATGCGAAACTAGCGGGATCAATAGCCGTAACCGGTACATTCTGGCAAGCAACGCAGCCCGTGTCGCTTCCAACACTCACTTGGACACAGACTTCCGTAGCACTTACGGCAGCAACTTCGGCAACTCTTATTGCATCAAACGCGTCGAGGAAAGCACTACGGTGGATGGTAGTTGGTAGTAACCCGATGACTGTTGCCCCCGGAGCAGGACCTGTCACAGCGAACGCCGGATTTAATTATAATGGGTCATCTGCCTCTGGATTTCAGGGAGGTTCAGATGACTTCACTGGGGAAATATCCACCCAACAGTTCTCTGCCATTTCAACATTGGGAACTACTGCCATAGTTTGGGAAGGCGTATAATGTCTGGTCCTAAGTTTCCTCCAACACCACCCGCATATTCTCCTCCAGCAGATTGGCCTACACTCCCGGCCCTAGGTGCCTCTGACCAAAAATTCGTAGGGCTATTTGCTGTCTACAACAACGGGGCCAACTTTGTAGCCCTAAAAGCCACCACATCGTCTGGTACCTACACCGTTGATTGGGGGGACGGCACTACACCTGATGTTGTGACATCAAATGTGCAGATTAATCACCAGTATTCCTATGCAGCTTCTGGCCTTAGTTCCCTCTTGGCTGAAGGCTATAAGACCGCTATTGTTACTGTTACCCCGACGACAGCAAATTTGCTTACCTTTACTCTCCAATCCAAGAATGCAACGGCCGGTCTTAATGCACAAACACCCCCGTGGTTGGATGTTAGCATCAATGGACCCAACCTCACCTCTGTTATATTTGGTGGGGGAGTAGTAAGTTTGGCGTCGTTACAGAGGGCTACGGTCGGTATTTTAGGGACAGTGCTAAGTTTTGCAAATATGTTCGCGGGCTGCCGCGCACTTCAATCAGTACCACTGTTTAGCACTTCAACAGGTACTGATTTTACAAATATGTTCAATGGATGTATTTCTATTGTGGTTATTCCACTATTCGATACCTCCGCCGGTATTACATTTACGAGTATGTTAAGTGGGTGCTCCGCCCTTCAATCCGTTCCGCTGTTCAATACCTCCGCTGGTGTTACCTTCAGCGGCATGTTTCAGCTTTGTTCCGCCCTTCAATCCGTTCCGCTGTTCAATACCTCCGCTGGTGTTACCTTCACCGCCATGTTTCAGCTTTGTTCCGCCCTTCAATATGTTCCGCTACTTAACACCGCCTCTGGTGTTACATTTACGAGCATGTTCCAGACGTGTCTTGCGCTTCGATCTGTTCCGCTACTTAACACCGCCTCTGGTGTTACATTTACGAGCATGTTCAACGGTTGCACAGCATTAATAACTCTTCCGGCTTTTAATCTCGCGGCAGGCACAACCTTCACTACCATGCTCAATAGCTGCCCCATGTTGAGTGCCGCTCCGTTTGCTGGGGCCACGAAGACAATATCATTCGTAACACTTAATCTATCGGAGGCGGATTTAGTCAACACGCTGAATGGCCTTGGAACCGCCGTAACACAGACAGTTACTGTAACAGGTAATTTTGGTGATGACGGAAGTGCTCCAGTACTAGCAGCTATTACAACAGCTCAAGGTAAAGGTTGGACGGTGGTATCATGAGTAATGGACCCGGTTTTTATAAAAGTGTTGGCGATGGGCTCAATGTCACATATGCCTCTAACTATGTCTACTCCCCCGGGTACTCCTTGGTTGCCAAGACGCACATCAATAATCCATCAGCATATGTGTTTCCTATAGATGGATGGTCTTGGTATGATACGGAGGACGCTGCTAGGACAGCAATGGGTCTTCCAAGTTCGACTGTGACCTCAGCAGCCAATGCGCTACTAGAAGCATACCCGAGCATGCCCAAATCCGTGGCTATCACGGCGGCTAATGGTCTCATCACAATTGACCCTACCTTTACCCCATAAGTTCGCATGTAAGGATACCTCATGGCATTCATCGATGTTAAGAACGACGTACAGACCATCCTGAATCGCCGGGACCTTACGCCTACCCAACTAAATAGCTTCCTGGACAAGGGTGCTCGTCGGATTAACCGCGAGATCAAATGCCCTGCCCAGGAGGACACTGTAAGCCACACCTTCGATGGCACTGAGTTATACCCTGGGCGCTTATTGGTGCCTGGGGACCTACTCCAGGTCATCAGCATCTATCTCAACGATAGCTCCAACCAGCGCACGTTGATCAAGAAGGACAAGGCCACCGTGATGGTCGCAGCGAACACTGTGGCTACCCCAAGCTACTATTATCGCGAAGGGGCCACATACATCCTCGGCCCAACGCCTTCCCTGACGCAGATTGTCTTCCTTGACTACTACAGGGACGCCGCTGGTCTCGTGAATGACACGGATACCAATTGGCTCACTGACGCTGCTCCAGACCTGTTTGCGTATGCTGCACTCACGTATGCCGCCGACTTCTTCTTGGACGACCGCGCTGACAAGTGGGAGGCTCGCTACAACCAGATTGCTGCATCCATCCAGGCTCTGGCTGATGACGATGAGTTGCATGATGGGAGCATAAGCCCCGCGTACAACACTGAACCCATTGACTACTACCCATACTGTTAAGGAAGCCATATGTCTGGCGCATCATTTTATCAAGATACGAACCCCAGCATTGCTTCCATACAATCACTGGTAGACCAAGCGGTGGCTGCTGAGGCCGCTGCGGCTGCTTCGGCTTCTATGGCTGCGGCTGCGGTCGCTGGCCTCATTGTGTCCGGTGGTGGTAGCATCTCTGTGGTCATTAATAAGACCGGTGCATCCTCCAATGCAATGACGGTGTTTCAAGACACCACGTCAGGCCGCGCCCGTTGTGGTCTCATTGGAGACGATTCGTTCCACATACAAACCAGCGGTAACGGTAGCTCCTGGGTGGATGCCCTCACCATCACCACGGCGGGTGTTGTCTCGGTCGCTACGGCCACCTTCGGTACCAATACGACCCAAGTGTCCACCACGCAGTTCGTGCAGGCTGCTATAGCACCATTGGCCGTATCGGCTACAGTGAACTCGGCTCTCGCTCTGAAGGCTCCTCTCGCCTCCCCTGCGCTCACCGGCACCCCTACGGCACCTACCGCTTCCGCACTGACTAATAGCACTCAGCTGTCCACCACGTCCTATGTGGATCAAGCGGTCGGCGTTGAGACCACGAGAGCTACAACAGCTGAGGCGCTTAAGGCTCCTCTAGCCTCCCCAACATTCACCGGAACCCCGGTTATCCCTACTGGTGCCACAGGGGTTACCCAAGCCTTAGGGGATAGCTCAACCAAGCTCGCCACTACGGCCTTCGCGCAGACCATGCAATCCCCCGCGTTCACAGGTTCCCCAACGGCACCTACGCAGACCCACAACGATAACTCAACCAAGCTCGCTACGACAGCCTATGTAAACACAGGTGTTACAGACGGCTCTAACGCTGGTGCTGGTCAGGTTGGGGAGTACATCAGCGCGACGGTGCTCATTGGTGCTGAGGTGTCTCTCACCACGACCGTCGCGGCGGACGTAACTTCTATTTCCCTTACGGCAGGAGACTGGGAAGTCTCAGGGAATGTTGTCACTGATGCCGCCGGTACCACAGTTACGACGAAGGTTGAAACTTGGATCAATACCGTTAGTGCGACGATACCAACACTTCCGGCCGGTGGTGGATACTCTAAGTTTTCCACCCCAGCAACGGCAGGTATTGCCACAGGTGTATGTGTAGGCCCTGTACGTATATCTGTTTCCAGCACCACAGTTGTCTACCTAACTACACAAGCCCAATTTGCAACATCTACCCTGAAAGCGTATGGCTTCATTGGAGCGCGGAGGGTCAGATAAAGGGCGTCAGCCCGAAAGGTCTGCCTATGCTCATAAATTACACCCAAAGCCTCCAACGCACCCTCAAGTGGGAAGGGGGCTACTCGAATAACCCCAAGGACCCTGGGGGCGCTACGATGCGTGGGGTGACCAAGCGTGTCTATGATGCCTTCCGCCACCGCAATGGTCTTCCCATTCGTGATGTCCGTGAGATCAGCCCTCTCGAGATACAGGCCATCTACCAGCCGGAATACTGGGATGCCGCTGGGTGCTCCAGGCTTCCCCCAGGTGTCGATTTGGTCACCTTCGATGCCGCTGTGAACTCAGGGGTCCGCAGATCACTCTCGTGGCTCCAAGCCTCCCAAACTGGTGATTATGTGGTGACCGTCAAGCGTTTCAGCTCGAAGCGCCTAGGGTTCCTCCATAGTCTCAGGACATGGAGAACCTTTGGGAAGGGCTGGGCTCCCAGGGTTGCCGAAATGGAGGCTGCTGGTATCCGGCTGGCAACTGGGGCCAATGCTCCTGTAGTGCTTCATAAAGAGGCCCAGGAGGCCACTAAGAAGGCTCAGAGCCACGCTGGTACCGTAGCGACTACAAGTGGCTCAGCAGCCATCCCTGTGGCTACTGGAGCCCATCAGGTTCCATGGGAGGCCTGGGTAGCTATGGGCTCCATAGGGCTCCTGATCATCACCATCTCGATCTACTTCTACCACATCCACACTGTCAGGGCTTCAGCCTTTGAGCAAGCGGCGAAGGAGCCACTATAGATGTCTATCGAATTAGGAGGGCTGGCCTCTAGCCTCATTAAGGCTGGCGCTCCGATGCTAGGCGAGGTCCTCGGTAAGGTCCTCCCGTTCCCCTTCAACCTTGTGGCCTCCAGTGCCCTCAATGCGGTCGCTGGGGCTCTAGGGGTCCCGAATGATCCGGCCAGTATCCAAGCTGCTATCGACGGTGACCCTGACGGGGCCGCTTTGAAGCTCCAGGCCATCGAGGCTCAAGTCACGGCTGACATGGAGGTCCTTAAGGCCCAATCAGCCACAAACCAAGAGGAAGCTAAGAGTACCAATCCGTTTATCTCAGCGTGGCGACCGGCCTTCGCTTGGTGCGTCATGTTCTGGATGAACTACAATTTCCTGAGCTATGTGGCTCAAGTCCCTTGGGCACCCCAGCTGCCTCCCGAACTCTTCAATCCCGCCTGGATGCTCTTCGGAGGCATGATGGGCCTTAGGACTGTCGAGAAGTGGGCAGGTGTGGCTCGGAGTACCCTCACGGAAGCCGAAGGCGTCCTCAAGCGTATCGTGAGGCGCAAATGACCGCTTCCGAACTGGAGCGCATTGCGCGCCTAGAGACACGCATTGACGACATCATTGAGACTGTCGGCAAGATAGACAGCAAGCTCACAACGATCCACGAGAGCATTCTTATGAACCGTGGGTACGATAAGGCTGTCGCTAAGCTCGTCAAGATTGGCTTCGTGGTGACGCCTATTGCCCTGTGGGCCTTTGGTGGCCAATGGCGCGATATGGCTCACCTATTTCACATCGGATAACACACACACATGGAAAGCAATATCGTTAAGTTCATGAGCGTCTGTGTCTTTGCGCCCTTGTGGCTCTTAGGCTACATATTGTTCAAAGCTAAGTGATACGCATTCGCGTATAATTCGGAGATATACGGTATCGCGTATAGCAAGCACAAAAAACAGATCGAACACCTTGGGATTTCCCTTTGGCTCGATCTGTTTTTTTCGTTCTCTTAGCGCCTGAAGATAGCCTCACGCTTCCTCAGGTAATCAATCTCGGCCCTCAGGAGCAAGTTCTCCCTCGCTAGGTCCTCGGTGTCCCTAGGGGCAGCTGCGGGAACCTCGGGGCCACCCTTCTGCCTCCAGCCCCTAAGGACATTCACATGGACCCCAACATCGTCAGCGACGGCTTGTAGTGTCTCCCCGTCGATGACCCTTTGGACTGCCTTGCTCTTAAAGTCTTCGTCGAATGCTCGTCTTGCCTTTGCGGCGACCATCTGGGAACTCCTCTAGTTCATCGTCCACTGAAGACCAGTGGTCTGTGGTATCTAGGAACCCCACATACTCAGCATACGTATCATTGTCAAGTGGCTTATTGAGCCTGGGGTTCAAATAGCCGATACTGAAGGGACGCTCGATGGACGTGATGCCTACCTTGGGTTCTCTTATCGGATTGGGCATTGTCCCCCCGCACAGTCTTCAAGGCCTAGTTCCTCTATGGTTGGCTCGTCGTGATCCGCAGAAGACCCAGCAATAACCAATGGCTTCAAGGTTGAAACATAGGCCTCATAGAACTCCTTGCTCACAGCTTCCTGCGGCAGATAGGCATACCCGGAGTCCTTCCTAAGGATGAACGTAACCCCGACGAATACATGCCAGTTGGTATCCAACCAGTCAATAATTTGAGACACCTCCTCCAGATCATAGGTCACCGTGATGGAAGCGTTGTGCTCCACATAGTTCTCCATGAACAGCTTGTAGCGGTCTAGTTGATCCACCGCAGATTCTGGGTCTCCTGAACACTCAGGGAAAGCGACCGGGAGTCTGGCGATAGTGGCTTCGGGGTTGTAGGGGTTTGGGAATAGATGGTAATTGGCGTCCCGCAGCGCAGGCAGTAGTGGGTCACTGGCTCCGAAGTTGATGTTATTAAAAACGTAGGCACCTTTGGGGCTATGGAGTCCTTCGGTGGTGTCCATAAGCTTGCTGAGGGTTCCTTCAGGTTTAATTGTTGTGATGGCCTTAGAACGCGGCAGACCAAGTTCGTCAGCCATATTATAGGATGCAATACCAGCAGTATTTCTAACCTGCCTAATCCGCGAACCATTCTCACGGAATTCCCAGCGAGCAATGCCAGTAAGGCTAACCCCTTGCAGTCTGAGAAATTCATTAAGCTCATGCCATCTCCTTTGCAAAATGCCATCGTCTAGGTTTACGCAAGTCTGCCGATAGTTGGCCCGAGAGACCAATCGGATGGCCTCCTGAAGCCCCTCAAAGTCTCCATTGAATTTGGCCAAGTCCGTCGTCACGAGATTACAGAAGCAATGGGAGCCCAAGAGAATCTCTCCGCACGGATTTACACCCTTGAACCACGGTGCTCTGAGCTTCGCGGCAACACCATTAATGAACCCAGGCTCACTACCGCCAGCACCAATCATGACCTGGAAGATGTTCTCTAGCTCATGACGTGTCGGCTTGTGCCAGAACACGAGGCTATTGTTGCTTTGGGTACGCCAAGGTGTCTTCTCGAGGTCCATCTTGGCTGTGGCGAACGCTGCCCACTCAGGGTCACCATAAGGCACCAAGGTGATCTCTGCGCTGCGTCTCGAGGACAACGTGGACCCAAGGAGGTTCAAGATGTCCATGATGTCCAGCCGCGTGAGCAGCATGTCGGCGCGAGTGTTCAATATGTCAGTGATCTTCAGGATGGCGTCAGCAAGCTGGTTGTCCCCTGAGCTGATCCATCCGTAGTTCGCTAGGCGCGTACCGGCTGGGCGTATCTCAGAGAAGTCGATAGTGAGCTTCTTGCAGGGCTTCTTGTTGGCCAGGAGCTTCCCTGGGAGCTTAGCCCAGGCTTCCGCACTGTCACCCACAGAGATGTACCACTCGCCATTGAACTCGTGCTCGTAGTTACCTTCGCGCCCTTTGTCCTTGGGGTCCGTCTTCTTTGACCTTATGATCTCAACGCGGAGAGGCTTCGTAAACCCGCTGAGGGTCCCGACGACCGGCTCGAAGCCGACACCACAACCTTGTAGGAGCAGCCAATAGGCATCAACAATGTCGTGGATACTTTCCGCCCGTAGGAAAGCACAGTTAAACTGCGAGGCTTCTCGACGTTTGGAGACCTCCGTGCCTCCAAGCCAGAGAGTGCGCCCACTGAGCATGACTTTGCGCTCGTACATGAGGGTCCTAAGGTCCTCAAGCTCCTGCTCTTGCTCTTTACCGAGTTCCGATCCACGGGCACGTACCCATAGCCATCTTTGATGCTCAATGACTCGATCCACTGTTTGTTGGAATGTCTCGAATGCTCCCCATCCAATTCCATGCTTAGTTGAGGGCCTGCTGTAAGTTCTCGCATAGACGACCTTGGCCCTGGTGGACATGTTGTTCAGGGAGGCCCTCACTTCCGGCATTATCTTTCGTTTCTTCAATGTATGCCTCCTGGCATCTATCAGGTCAAACTAAATCGCTCATTTCCGGCAGCTTGTAATTTGGCCCCTTGAGTACCTTCCCATCAGCCCGATAATGAGGCTTGCCATCATCCCACAGCTTGCTCATGTTGCTCTCGTGAACCCGCCGGAAGGCCTCGAGCTGCACATTCTCACTGAGCGCCGTGCGCCACTTCTCCAGGTGCTCAATGTTATTCACCGTGGTCTCGTCGATCATGTCGAGGCCACACTGTGTCCCCCATATGATGACGTACTCCAGGTCCATGAGTTCTTTGATCAGATGTTCGGCAGCTTCCGCGACCTCGGCTACCTCCTCGTGGATCAGTGTGAGGCACGTATCGAGGTCCGTGGGTGCCCCAAACTTCGCGCCGAACTCCTTGACCATCTCGGCCTTATCGTAGGTTGGCCCGGCGATAACCACCTTCCTCTTGAGGTCAATTACGTCGCCCAAGTTACACCTCCAGTGCGCGTGAGAGTGCCTTGATCAGGTCGTAAGCCTGACCGACGGTGATAGTCAGAATGTCCACAGAGCCCCCAGGGTGCTGCGGGGACGCATTAAGCTCCTGCCGTAGGTGTACCGTCTCCCCGCGCTCGCTGGTCCACACTTCGACCTCACGGAACGCCGTGTCAGGCGAGATGGTCCACTGGTAGCCATCGCGGGCACTGTAGTCCTCGACCAGGGTGTCGCTGTGGATCATCTTGCGGCCCCTCTTGGGGTACTCTGGTTGCATTGCGTCCATTAGGTCCACCATTCGACTTTGCCCTCCTGCTTAGCGATTTCCTTATCGAGGTAGTCACGGGCCTTCCGTAGGTCCTTGAGGCCATCCTTAGCATCCTGGCGACACACATACTTGATGACGTTGCCTACCCAGAACGGAAGGTTGTTCTCGCGGATGAACGTGATGGGCTGGATGGCGAAGCGGGCATAGTGTGGCTGTTGGCTTACGTCCGTTGTGTCCTCCTCAAAGATCATTTTGGTTCCCATAAGATAACCTCCTTTCGTTTGCTGTCCCAATCGGATGCCCGCAGGATACGTGCGAGCCGTGCTTGGATAAGGGCGTCACTTTCGTCGAGGCCCACAGCTTCGTAGGCGTGGACTACAGCGGCCCATAGTGCCGGTAGGCCGATGTAGGGACCAAGTATCTTCGCAGCCTTCACAGGACCACACCCAGGCAACCCAGGGTACCCGTCGGTAGGGTCACCTGTGAGTGTCTGGAGCATCCAGAAGTAGTTAGCCTCTTGCTCCGAAATGGTAACTAATTGCCCCTGTCGGTACAGTTTCCCAGGGACCGTTTGCATATCCTTGTCGAACGATACGACTATAGGGTCCTTGACCTTTCCATTTGTAGCTAGGATGCCTAACACATCATCACCTTCCAGCCCATCAACCGACAGACATTTGTAGGTGTCTCTAGCGCGCTCCATTGTGCGTTGGTATGCCAGTGGCTTGCGTTCAGCGCGCTTAGATTTGTAGGTAGGTGATAGTTCCTTTCGGAAGTTACCAGAGCCGCTGAAGATAATCTTTATGTCATCTTGCTTTAGAGACTCACGGTACCCAGTTAGAATGTGCTCGAAGGCTACCCATGCTTCCTCTGAGTTAGAGAATAATACATGGTTGAAATCATCCCAACGCACTTCTCGTTCGACAGCGGCGGTGGCTTGGTACAGGCACATATCGCCATCTATAAGTAGTGTCACGCTGCCTCCTTCCAATGTTTGTCTGTGACTATGAATTGTATAGTCCTTAATGACACACCATACGCCTTAGCTAGTTTTCTTTGGCTAGTTGAGGGGTAGGCAATTCTAATGCTCCGTACTTCAGACCATGTAAGTTTAGAGTGTGAACTCTTTTCTCCTTTTAGCCCCACATATCTACCTTTGGTATGCCTGTCTCGCATGTTGTCAGAATGAGTCCCCAGGAACAGGTGATCAACATTTGTACATGGTGGATTATCACACTCATGAAGAACTTGAAGTCCTGGGGGAACAGGACCGTTTCTATCCTCCCAGGCTTTGATATGTGCTCCACACATGGTCTTCCTTGTAGTGGACCATGCTTGCCCGTAGCCCTTACGGTTTCTGGACAAAGGCCACTCAACACAAGGCGTCACTTACGTCTCCCCTTGTAGGCCCCTTGGGTCTTCGCAAGGCCGTTGTCGATCTCATCCTCAGCCGCGGCTTCCGCAAGGAGCTTGGAGTTCCAAGGTGGCGGCAGGGCCTCATGGTCCGTAGCCTCATGGATGGCCTGTAGCTCCATCTCGAAGGCCAAGGGGCTAAGCTCCTCGGGGACTTCGTAGGTGCCCTCTTTGACCCGCGTAAGGATGTCCCTGGTGTGCTCTAAGGCGACACCACAGAACCCTCGGGTGTGCGCCATGTTGACAATCTCGATTGCCGCGTGTTCGATTGGGGTCATGCGTTCTCCATTTGGTTCACTTGGAGCTGATACTCATAAAGGCCTCTACCAAGGCACCGCTTACCCACAGTATGTGATCCAAACTCAGGCTTGCGCATATGCCGAAGTTGGGCGGAAACGGATGCAGGTGGGTCTTGGGTGGTACCGGATATTTGACCTAAGGTTCTCCACCGACCATCCATCATAAGGCTAAAGATGCGTGCGTACTGGCGCTTCAGCCTATCGGTGTCCATAGGGTTCATTTACTTCTTCCCTTTCTTGGCGAATGCGGCCATCTCAGCGACGAGTTCCGTTGGGGTCTCTACTGCCACAGGCTGCGAAATAGCGGCTGGAGCCACTGGAGCCACGGGTTGATCCACCGGGGGGGTGGCTGGGATAGCCACATAAGGAGCGACCACAGGGTTCTGAGTGCCGAGGTTATAAGCGTCCTGTAGGCGCTGCTGAATGTAGCTGATGGAGTGGTTCGTCTCCCCACCCAGCATGAGCACTTGGTGAACCGCATTGGTGGCTTCATTTGAAAACATGCTATTCGTCATTGTCGTCCTCCAGTTCCATTTCATTGAGAAGGGCTAAGCCCATTACGGTAGGACGCCACTCGCGTGAGTAGACATCCTTGGTGACCTTGGTGGTAATCAGTTGCATCGAAGCGGCCATCGCAACGTAGGCAACATACTCACGAGAGAAGTTCGATGCGATACTGAAGCCCCGCTTGTGGGCCTCATGCACCACTATGGTGAGCCCAGCATCCGTAGGGTTCAGCATGTCAATGCCGTACTTTTCGTATAACTCGATGTCCATCAGTGTACCTCCGCCCAATTGTTGCCTACTTGATACTCCTGCCCCGGCTTGCCTGCATCGAGGCGCACCTTGAAGCCAAACTTGTCGCCTGCTATCTTTGCGTAGTGGACCATTATCTTCCCTATCTCGTCAGCTAGGTGCTCAGGACACATGATTGTCATGTCATCGTGGACCCAGCCTACAATCTGGAAGTCCTCTCCTTCCTTGAAGACCCACTTAAGGTGCTCGTACACTGAGCAAACCCACTCGGCACAGATGGTTGCTCCAGCCCCTTGGAGGAGCGTATTGAGAGCACTGTGGCTGCTCCTTATGTGGAGCCTCCTGCCATCCAATCCCTTTAGGTATCCTCTTGCGCAAGCTTGTTTCACTGTCTTGATCAGAAGGGCCATCCCTGGGATATTCGCTAGGAACTTCTCTCGAAGCTTTCGGCCACGAATAGCACTCCCTTTGACAATCTTGCCTAGCTTGCCATCCCCTGCTCCATAGATTAGTGCATAAATAAAGGTTTTCGCGTTGTCTCTGGAGTCTAACTCGGCGGCTAGTTGGTTGGCGGTATGAACGTCTCCGTCCGTAACTAGCTTCGCATAAGCTCCACCATCTTTTCCAATAAAGTCAAGGTAGTGGGAGAATGTACGAAGCTCAAGCCCAGATTGGTCAGCCGATACAAGTTTCCATCCCGGAGGACATACAAACAGTCGGCGGCACTCAGGCCCATATATAGCTCTAACTGCCGGGACTTGGGAGACGTTCGGACTATAGTGCGTACAGCGACCCGTGACGGTTCCACATGGATTATACGACCCGTGAATACGTCCGTCACTGGCGACCACTTTGAGCCACGCTTGGTCCCCATCCTGCAACTGGCTGAGCCGCTTCTCGACCAGAAGGTACTCAACCAAGAGTTTAGCCTCGGGGATGTCAATCTTGTCCAGAATGTCTTCATCTAGTTTCGCTCTGCCTCCTTCGGTGAACTCCTCAGGCTTCCAGCCCATCTCCTTGAGCTTCTTTTCGATATGCACTCGAGACCCTGGATTGAACACAACGGTCTTGTACTTTGTGACCGCTTGACCCTTAATGTACCCTCGGGTCTTGTTGTCCCTCTTAGGTATCAGTATCTTGTCCACTTCCTGCCAGGAGCCAAACTTCTCGACCAGGTGTTTCTCGAGGGCATCCCTGCGCTCCGTAAGAACCCCAGCGAGTTCACCAGCAGCCTTAATGTCGAATGGCCAGCCTGATTGTTCGATGTGAGCACAGACCCAGGCCTTCCGGTGCTCAAGGGCTAAAGGGGCCTGGGGGTATCCTTCTGGCTTGAGATGGCGAAGGAGCCTAGCAGTAACCAGCGTGTCCTTCACGCAGTAGCTTTGCATCTCCTCTGACCACGCATCCCATCCTCCCTGGTAGTCATCCTTAAGGACGCCGAGGCGCATCCCCCACGCACGAAGGCTATGATTGCCGGTCATTTTCCCTAAGTGAATGCCTCCCTTGTGATCCTCCTCTTTAAGATTTGGCCTCAAGAGTCTAGCTACAACAAGCGTATCCGTTATCTTGGTTCCGGGGCGATAATTCCAGTTGTATAACTTCTTGAGTACTGGGAGATCATATCCAATGAGATTATGTCCAACCAACTCGTCAGCTTCGTATAGAGGTTCTAGGGCCTTCTCAATATCATCCGGCCCATACTCAACCACTTCGTCTGTGTCGGCATCCCTAGTCACAAGGCACCACACCTTAGTAACTTCACGTAGCAATCCGTTCGCCTCAATGTCCCATATTAGCCGAGTCATGCTTGTGATCCTTTCTCTTGGTGTGCCAATGTCTTTCTTCGTAGGTGTGGATTGAGTGGCAGTTGGCACACAAAATTATACACTTACAAATCTCAGCTATGAGTAGGTCCCTAGCTACCTTTGGGTCTTGGCTTATGTTGAATGACTTATCCCCATATGCGTGGTGGAAATGAAGTGCCGCAGGGTGTGCGTTAAACCCACACTCAGCACATCCAGCGTGAAGTTTTATTTCATTAAGTATTTCCCTTCTCTGACGCTGGTGGCTGTTAGTTCTTAACCTTTTGCTTGGTGCGTTATTCATACACTTGCGTGAGCAGTATTTGTTCCACGCGCGTGTTGGCTCAAACGCTGTACCGCAGGTTACGCACTCAGCCATGTGTTCTCCTTGTCTATAGGTATCGTATGCCACATGGCATCCATTAGGTCAACAGTTAGTTTGCATTTCTTCTTCAAGTGGATTGATCTGAGCCAGCAGGCGTCCTGTGGCCTTATTGTACTCCAGGGTATCCGCAACGCCCAGGTCGCCTACTTCTCGAGACTTAAGGACACGAACTACACACTCATTGGCCGCTTCCTCGTCCTGTTGGTCACGCTCCAAGCCGACGCAAACATCCGATAATTGCTTTATCGAACCAGAGCCGCGCAGCTCGTTCAAGGAAACGCGACCACCTTCCTCGTGGCTCTTGCCGTCTGGTTTGCTCAGGTGGCTCACAGCCAATATACCAACCCCTGTTTCCGCTATTAGCGAGCGCAGATTGGTCATAAGACTGTCGATCCGTATTCGCTCGTTCTCCTGCTTCCCATCTTGCCCACTGATGACAATCGAGAGGTGGTCGAGAATTACGAAGTGACATCCAAGGACTACCCGCATATAACGTATCTTGGATAGCAGCCTCTCCGAGTCTAGCGAGCCAAAGTGATCGAAGAAGTGCATCCTGGTGTTCACGACTTTCGTGACTGACTGTGCCCATTGTTCCTCCGTGATGACTTTAGGGTCCTCCCTGAGCTTCCAGAGAGGCACATTGTTGTCGATGGCTACGAAGCCTTGCGCGGTCTTGTCGATGCTTTCTTCGAGATATATACATCCCATCGTAAGGCCATGCTTCTCATGAAGATGGTAGGTGATCTCCCTAGCCATAGTAGACTTACCAATCCCACTCCCGGCACAGAGGACCACCAGCTCTCCTTCACGTAGACCTCGGAGCATGTTATCGAGCTTGGGGTATGGTAGGCTATAGCCTCTCGCGGTGGCTTGCATGAGGCGTTCGACGGTGATGTCTTCGCCAGCCACAATGCCGTCAGGGCGCCACGGCTTAGCGTTCCAATACGCCTTGACCAAAGGGGCCGTTCCGTCCTTGATGAGGACTTCATTGGCATCCTTGCGGTCGCCAAGGGACATAATGAAGACTTTACCCGGAGGGAGTAGTTCAGCGACTTCAAGAGTAGCAGTCTGTCCAGGCTCGTCATTGTCGAAACATAGGACAATCTTCTCGAATCCTTGGAGCCACTCGTAAGCCTTCTTAATGGCTTTAACTGCGGCTGGGGCACCGTTAGGCAGAGATACCACCGGCCACTTGCAATCGAAAGCCTGTGCAACTGAGAGACAATCAAGCTCACCTTCCGTAATGACGACAGACTTTCCGGTCCCAAATAATTGTTGCCCATAGAGCCCCATGTCCTTTCCGTTGCCTGTGATGCTGAAGTCTTTCCCCGGCTTGCGTATCTTCTGAGCCACTAGGGTATGGTTGGTATCCCGGTAGTTTGCAATCTGGCACCCATCGCCAATCTGATACCCATACTTGCGGCAGGTATCTTCACGTAGCCCGCGCTTCGGAATGTCGCTGTACGAGCCATTTAGGAAGTTCTCATTTGAATGATCCATACTACGACGCTTCCTTTCATTCGATCCATCTAAAGGGGGACCATAGGTCTCGCACGCGTGACAGAATGTGCTACCATCATCATATAAGGCCGCAGCGTCACTTGACCCGCAAGAGTCGCAAGGGATATGCGCTTGAACTATGGTCCCCATGTTCTTAGTTGCTCCGCTGGCTGTCTTTAGTGATCACCCAGGACCGATTAAATGACTCGTCACCAACCTCGTCGATCCACACGTAGTTCCATCCGGCTGCGTAGAGGAACTGCTGGAACTTCTCTAAGACTGTATCGAGGGTCAGCATGTCGGTTTCTTCAAAGTGGACACCAACATCAAGACCACGCTCCTCATCGGAATACCCAAAGTCCATATGTTCTGCCATTTGTACTCCTCTATCGTTTCTTACTGGCCTCGATGAGCCAAGCCTCAGGGATACGTCCGTGGTCGGCCCATTTGAAGCCTTCCTTTATGGACCAGTCTGCGTAGGATGTCCTACTACCCTTGCGTATCTTCGATGATGCGTTCTGGAAGACCATACGTATGTCAAGGTTCGGGTGTTGCTCCTTGACCAATACCATTTTCTTGCGGTCGTCCGTATCGAAGAGTCCTTTTGTCTCCACTATGATGCCATTGTGAAGCCTGAAGTCTGGCGTGTACGTGTGTTCCTTCTCAGGGACCACATACCGTAGCTTAAGGAACTCGTACTCGAATGGTACGTTGGCATCCTCCAGCTGCTTAGAGACCTTTTCCTCCAGACCTGAGCGGAACGAGTGGGCCCTGAGCTTAGGCCTACCTTTAAATGTCGAGCGCGTCTTCGCCATCGTCCCCTTCTTCGGGTTGATAGAGGTCGTTAAGGGTCTCGCCTTCCTCGGTGCCACTCTCGTCACTGAAGTCATCGAGTGAGCTACCGACCAGCTCAATGATCTGGACGATGTTCAATTGGAGACTGACGCCCTTCTCGTAGTTGTAGAGGGTGCATCCAATCTTGATGCGCGAGCCGCCACCAATCCAGAGGTCCCCAATCTTCTTGAACTCATCCGGGTCCGTCCGTGCCGCGTTGGCGTCGAACAGTTTCACCTTGCGAGCGTCGATGATGGTTGGGAGGAACTTGGACTTCGCGATGAGGCGCTCGATGCCATCTTTCCCGGTCTTGATGGGCATCTTGGGCTGCGAGACCTTGAACTTCATGCCCTTCATTTTGGACTTGATTTCCGCGCGTACCTTCTCAAGGTCGGCCGATGACAACTCCAGTTCCGTCTTGTACTTATTGTCGGCGTACTCGCCCTTTGTGTCCGGCTTGGTGATCTTCGGGTACACCGCGATACCAATGGGGGAAACGAATGAAACCTCTTTTGTCAATGTATGCTCTCCTATGTTTAGTGTCAAGTGGTATGTTATTCGGTATCGCAAGGGCGCTCTGCGTCCTCGAAGATATACCCGAGGTAGTCCCTGTCGGCACCGTCGAGGAGGTCGAGTTGTTCTTCCTCCACGATTTCGTTGATAGCCGCCACTTCGGCAGGCTTGATTTCTCCCTGGTCCTGAATGACCCACCCGCGAGCCGCAAGGTGCGCCAGTAGGTCCACTGGAAGTGGAATGCCATTTTCCAAGCAGTAGCTCAAGTAGGCGTAAGTTCCAAATTCGCCACCGGCGTCCTGGAGGGTCCTCAATTGAGCACCACATGGGCCATGTAGAGGTACATTGTGAACACGAAGACCGTGACGACCATAATGTCGGCGGTGGACTTCCAATCGAAGTCTCGGACGACCTGCTTAGCCTTAGATGCCTGAGCGTGTGCCATCACAACACGCACGTTGTCGTTGATCTTGAGTTGATTGATGATGTCATTAGTGATGTCTCGCCACCACTCTTGGTCCACTCGGTTGCGTTGCCAGTATTTAAGCTCCTCGCGTAGTTCGTCGTCAGTCATGTGGTCTAACGCTTTGTCAAACATTGGTTCTCCTTTTCTAACTATCTCGTGTTTCAGGTACGCAACAGTTGTACTCCTAGACACATTGTGTGTCAATAGGCATTCATTAAGAAAAAGCATATTCCGACTGCTTGATTAAGCTAAGGTCCAGTGTGCCGTATGTGGGCACCGGAGGAACCTTGGATGAGTCGTCCATCTGAGCTATCACTTCATTCCTAATGTTTGCCAGTACATCATTCTCGGAATATAGCTTGTAGAACTGCTCCACAAGGATCGAGCGTAGGCGCGGGGCCTCATTGGGGAGGCATGAGAAGCTATCGTGTACCAAGGCCAGTTCTATGCCCTCCTCAGCACATGCGTTAACAGTCATCATCAAGTGGCAAGCGTCCATCGAGTGCACGAAGCTTGGTGCTATGGCGCGCTCAGTCTTAGATTTGTTGATGCCTGTAGTATCTTGCTGTACAAGAGGGTAGAATAGGCGCTTAACCCCTTTGTCAAATAAGGTTAGCTTGATTTGACCACATTCCTTAGGGGTGTAGTGTACAACCACCGGGAACCCTAGTGGGGTGTGATACCTTAGTGGCTTCTGTTCGTGGGATGTCACCTTAGTGAGCTTCTTTAGGAAATCCATAGTATCTAGCGGCTTCTGGACGATGCCTTTAAGGGCCTCCTCAATCTTATTGGTGATGTAGCTTGCAGCTAGAAATTCGTCAGCGAATGGGTGTTTATCCCTTTTGCCTTCCAGAACCTCTATGGTTATCTTTTGCATTATGTCCTTAAGCTTTTGCTTACGTGCGCCTCGGCTGGTAACACCATAAGGAAGCGTCATGGTCTGCCTCTTTGATGTGGACCGAGTAATTCCTTCCGCCATCCACTCTGCGGCCAACTCCGGGTCCTTGGTATCCTCCTGAACAAGGCGTAAGGTTTCAGTAGCGACCATTGAATAAATGTCCTGGGGGTCCTCTGAGGGCGTCAAGTTTACCAGGGAGCCACTAGGGTCCCGCGTCATGGCGCAGAGGTGCTGTAGGCCACTACACGAGCCATCGAAGGCTATCGGTAGATGGCATCGAAACCCATCACGCCAATCGAGGAGCGCCCGACAACCGGCCAGGAACATGAATGGGTTGTCCGCCTCAGTCCACCCTAGGTACTGAATTGGGTCCTGTGCGTAGTCCATCAGGTCATCCCAATTGTCATCCACCCAGGATGCTCGCTCGGCAAATGGGGCCTTAGAAACCTTCCGGGCATCGGCCAGCTTGAAGTCGCCGGTTGAAGCCACATGTACCTTGAGCCAGTAGAGACCCTCGGTCGTAAGCTCCTGCCCCTTCTCGAATTGGAACATGGCGCGTACGTAGTCAGGACCTTGAAAGTTGAAGTTAGGTATAGGAACCACACGTCCACGATAGTCCACATTCAACGGTGTCCAAAATGGATTACCTGCTAGGTGCTTTGCTGTTCTCAAGTCCAGTGATAGACCAATCCGCTGTCCTGTGAAGGAAGCATTGCTTCTGTAAACAAGAGAAGCCCTAGCCTTCCAAAGCTTCACCTGTTCCGGCGTCATGTCCTCCCATTTTATTTCCTTCTCTGGAAGCGGAATGTTCTCTTTAGGAGGCATCCCCTCGACTCGGATGTTGTTCTCATAACACCTCTCAACCACATCAAGTATGAATTTATTAATGGAGTAAGCTACCTCCTGTGCTGAGTTTATTGCACTAAGTACCTTAGGCATACCTCCGCCTTTGATGGTGTCTTCAACAGCCTTCCTTACCACCGGACTATAACTACGAACTAGCCTCATGCTCGTATCATTCAAGTTCAGCTTCCCACTAACCCAGGGCTCTGGCCCCCTGGTGATGGGTACAAACATACTATCGCGGGCAATGGCTCTGTCCACACATGATAGGCCTATATTGAGAGCCTCCTCAGTGAGGGCAATCCTCTCACGGTTCAGCTTGTTCTGACCCACACCAGGAACACGTACAAACATTGGTGTCTCAGACATAGCCGATACAATCCAGCCGCCCGCATGAAATCTCTGAGGCACAGACCATGGAATCCACTCAGGGAAACCCTTGGTTTGATTGAGAGAGCGGAGTTGCTTCTTGCGGTCCCTTGGAAACTTCTTTTTAGCAGCCTTCAGTGCCTTATTATATCCACTCTTGGAATACTCCTGCATCGCGGCAACGCGCGCCTCGATCATCGCAAGGTTACCAAGGTGGGCCACCACGGTGTTAAGGTACAAATCTTTTCCAATGGCTGAAGTTAATATACCCTGAATGCCAATGAGAGTCAGTTTCTCATGTGACACAGAAAAGAACTCCTTGGGTATCCCAGGTCCTCTTGGCTCAGACATCTTCCTTTTTACCACATCCTCGGCTTGGTTAAAATAGTGGGTGGCTATTCCAATGGCTGGGGTTGATAGACCAAAGCCATGACTCTTAACTGCCCGACTATGTGACCTCTCGTATCTTTCGGCATTGATTGTGTCTATGTTAAAGTCCATTCAAGAGCCTCCTAGCAAGAAGAACAACCCTCACCACGTTAGATGTCATAACCAGTTGATCTTAGATGTCTTATGGCATTCTAATCGGGCTGTCAAGCATTATCTACACGCCACTTGGAATGTGTCGCCCCGGCACTGCGCGCCTATTGACACATATTGAACCTAGTGCTACAGGGGAAAACCCTGAGTTTACTTAAGCTTAGGCCTCGTGGCGGAATGGTTACGCAGAGGACTGCAAATCCACTTCACCTGTTCGGCCTCGGGCGGTTTCTCCATGTAATCCAGTGGGTTACGCAATGGTACAATATTTGCTTCCTCACGCTTTCCCTCGGCTCCGGGGGAGGCCTTCCGTGGGACCCCGAGGTGTGCCGCAGCATCCTGGAGGGCACTATCCTCGACGTGAGCGTACTTGAGTGTCGTCACGAGCGTGCGGTGCCCAAGGAGCTTCGCTATGGTAGCTGTGGGCACATTGGCGCTGTTGAGGCGGGTGGCAGTCGTGTGGCGCAGGACGTGTGGGGTGATAGCCGGATCGAGACCTAAGGCCTCTGAGGCCTCTCCCATTGCCTTGAGGATACGATGGTACTCAGGCCAACACCCATAAGCCAGCCGATATTGGATAATCTTGGCAAGCTCAGGCCCAACGTAGGCGGCGCGCCCCTTGTCGTTCTTGGTCTCCCCCTCGTACAGGTGGACCCAGCCGTCACGAGTGACCGCCTCGTGGTGCAGGCCGAGTAGCTCAGTGATGCGGAAGCCGGTCTTTATTAGAACATTGGAGACGAAGGCCACGTCCTCGTACTTGTGAGACACAAGCCACTCCAGGAACCTAGGCTCATCCTCGAGGCTCAGGAACGCGATGCGCCCGACGCTCTCAGGTTGCCTAGGGACTTTAAGCGGCCGGTCAATCAGGTCACGCTCGAGAGCCCACTTGAAGGCTGCACTTACCGCGTATAGGTGTCGGTTGATGGTCTTGTTGTCTAGCGAGCGGGAGCGCAAGGTGTCCACAAGCCCATCCAGCTGCTGTGTCCGAATGGTCCGTATGTCCACAGAGAGCCCAAGGAGGCCCAGGGAAGCCTCGAGCCGCTGTGTGGATTGCCGCTCGTCCTTGGTGCCCCTGTAGACGGACCTGGAGCCATCCAATAGATCGGCCAAGGTGAACAGGCTGTTGCGCTGAGGCTTAGTGTCTACATGAACCCCAGCGCGAAGGTCGGCCTCGATCTGTCTGGCGCGCTTGAGGTCCTTATCCCGCTTACGAACTATCTTGCCTTCACGCCGTATCTCGATGACCCATGTTCCGGTAGGTTTACCGGCCTTGTTTCGTTCAGCATAGATGCTCATGGGTCACCGGCCTCCCCTAGTTACAGGTGGTGTTCACAGTGTTACCAAAGCGATAGCTCTGGCAATTCAATGGTGGCTGAGGGTACTGTTGGCCACCTTGAGACTGTAGGGCTGTCCCAATGTCCTCGATGGTCTCCATACGCTTTTGCTCTAGGCGCTCCTGGCGAACCACACGCATATGAGCGACCCATTGAAGGCAGTCATCCCAAGCCGCTTGAGTGTGGGCATCACCTAAGGCCTCACATACCTGCGCGTCCGTGTGGTTGTCAATGTTGACCGCGTAGGCTACATTAGGTATCAGTAGGCTACCTACCAGCAATAGACGTTTCATCCTGTCATCTCCCAAAGTATGATTAGACATAACACAATCAGTGGTACCTGTAGGAACCCACTTAGGGCACCTACGGTCTTATTGGTTTCACCACTGCGCTTAACGAACTCTCGCCACGCTATACCTAGTAGCTTCAAGATATGCCTCCACGAAGGTGCATAAGATACTCGTCAAGTAGCTCCTCGCCCTTAGGCGTCAGGTAGTAGTGGAGTTGCCTGCGGTCCATTACGTCCCGCTCAGCTTTCACCAGGGATAACCCAGGCTGGCGGTTGCGGTCGATCTCCCCCAAGTCATTAAGGGAGCGTGAGACCACGGCTTGTGTAGACCCTAGCCGTCGCGCATACTCACTTGGGCCTAACCCTGGAGCACGCGCGACTTCCAGTAGAAGCGCCACCTTGCTGCTAGGCAACTCAGGGTCAAGGTCACGAATGGCCCTCAGTGCAGCTGCCGACCTATCCAGTAAATTCTTACTTTTAGGGTCATCTGAATGTGCGCTCATTTGCATTTATTCCACCTTTCTTTGGTGTCCCTTAAGTCATTAGGGATACCAATCCGGCTGCGTCGATAGCATCAAATACCTCTTGTATCTGACTGTCCCCCGCCGCCTTCTTAAAGCCTTTGTAGGTTAACCATATCATAGGTAGATTATCCACCAATTTAATCCCTGCCTCCGTACACCCTTGTACCGTGATGGATGTTAAGCACGGTCTGATTAAAATGTCAATAGGCACCATAACTTCACTCTCCAGTCCATTCCAGAAGGCAATGATGTACCTATGAGCTATGACGCTAACACGTCAAGTCATATTACACTATTTTGTTAGTCGAGAGTCATTTTGTCACATTTATACTGCGTCACAGGATATTAATGCTCACTTTGAGTCTTTCTCCTTCCCGTAATCCGACAGGGCATTTGCACCCCGGACAAATAGGAATATGATGAATACTATCAAAGCTTCACCTATGAGTGTCTCGAAGTCGCCTCGGATCACACGCGCCCCCATTTGTTGAACTCCACAGCGGCCTGTAGGAGAGCCTTTGCTGCTTCGCTTTGTTGGAGGATTATGGTTCCTAAACATGGAGGGCTTGCCTCCCGTAGCTCGGTCAGCCGTGCGTACTCCTGCGCGGCGACCAATAGCGGATCAAGTGCTTCCAGAAATGTCATCACTTACTCCCCGAAGTCCGCGATGAGTTGATTGTAGTTCACCTTGCCGGTAATCTGGAGTTCCTTAAGTGTCATCTTGGCCATGTGTGCCCTCCTTATGTGAATGAATGGTGCCCTGGAAAAGCTGCACGAAACCCAGGGTGCTGCTCGTTCGCCTTGCGGCTCAGCCCATTAGGGCGGCAGTTCGTTTCAAGCTGGTCTAGTGAGCTACCCTAGGTTTCCCGCGTAGCTTGCGAGCAATCCTAAGGTAGCCTCTAGTCCTCCCTTAGTTACGCGGCGAGCCAGTAACGAGCGTAGGGGTGGCCTACGTTGTCGTTCTTAAGCTCGGTATTGATGGCATAACCGGCCTTCCGAAGCTGGAAGATGGCCGCTGCGAGCCGCGTGGTGCCGTAAGCCGCGAAGGCCTCGACAGGGCTGATGGTTCTCTTCTTTTCCAAGTGCTTCAGGATGCGAGCCGGAAGCGGTTGAAGAGCCTTTTTAGGGGCGGCCGTGGCCGGTGCGAAGCGCAGGGGTGAAAGGCTGAAGGAGAATCCCTTAATCATGATATCCCCATTGCGCTCGTTCCTTCCCTCGACCGTGTACTCCTTGCCATTCGTAAGGCCTTGAACGTAGCCGTACAAGCTCTCGTTAACACAGATCACCTTGTCGTCCGCTTTGAAGATTGTCATGTGTGCAGCACTCCTCTATTTCGCTTGGTTGATGTAGACACCCTACGCTGAATTGCATAAGGTGTCAAGTGGTATTCTAATGTTTATGGTAAGAAACGTGCGATACGCTCTTATCCCAGCAAGCGCGGCAATCGCCGCATTTGTTTCCTTGTGTCGGCGCTGGGCAGACGCGCATGGCGGCTGTGGGTTCCGTGTGAACGCCGCTAGTCGTGTCCCACACTTTGGTTGCCTTCCCGTCAATCATGGTCGCGCTAACGCGAACACATAAATTGCTAGGCAGTTCCCGGCCGAACGCCGCTAAGCGCGCAACGCAAGCCTTAACAATCATAATTTCCCGCGTAGGAAGCCAGTGTTGAATATGCGGCGTAGCGCGGCAAATGTCGCTTAT